ATGTAGCCCTCCTTAGGGTTTTAGTAGTTAGCATCTATGAGCGCCTCCTCAGTAGTAAGTGTTGTATCCCAGCTATTAGCAGTAATATCGTGAGCTATTCCTTGGCACTGCAGGGTTTGAGTTATAACCGTGCCTGCTTGGCCATAGTTGGTAATTTCCATAGTGTCGAAATAATCAAGATCTAGGGCGGCCTCTACACCGGTGGTATAGCCGAGGGTTACAAGGTCTAGGGTTATCTGACTAATCGTTAAAATGGCATCTTTGCGAGCGCCTACGTACGCCGTGGCTAGACTCAGCGCCACCCCTGTGCTTTGCATAAGCATATTGTTAGCTGTAATGGCTCGGGTAAAGTATTGAGCTATAGAGCTCGCATCCTCGTAGGTTTGAGTAGCTAGTCCAATAGGCGTAACGCTGGCCCGGTTCACTATGGCTTTATCGTTAAAACTGAATTGGATGCGGGAGTAGTTAATACCCGTAATGCCATCATTGTTAAACACAACCGGCGGCAGTGATTGAGCATTAAAGCAAAAGGTACGGTTCTTAAATACGGCGTTACCGGCTTTGTCGATATAAAAGGCTCCGGGCCCCTCTGTAAACTCGACGGTTTGGCAGGCATCGAGCACGGTACGAGTCCCGCCCGGGTCCACTTGGCACGTGGTATTACCCGTTTGTATTGAGCGTTGAGAATTAGGATAAGCCACCATATCGAGGATCTTGTTAATACGAGTGCCTGTATCTTGCCCGGCTGTAGCTCCTGTAACTGTGGTTACGTTTGAGTTATAGAAAAGTCTAAAGGCATCAAAGCATATTAAATCTACAAACCCGGTCTCTTGGTTTTGTGGATAGGTGTATAAAAACTCTGTGATATATCCTGCAAAGATAGGGTAGAGGGTGCCGTTGTAATTAGCTTGTATCTGTATCTTGCGTAGAGGCTGTACATCCGGATAGTAGGGCGACCCTGTGTTTTGAGGGTTAAAGTAGCCGTCCGGGTCATTTACTCGCACTGTTGCCTGACCGCTAAGGTACTTATCCTGCAGCGTATTACGGCTACGGCGTGTAGAAATCTTAAGCGTTTCAGCCGATACGTCCACAATATTAGGTACGACGGTACCGAGCTCTGCAAAACCTAACTGACCAGTACCCAGCACCATCACGGTACCAAACGAGGCACCTTGCGTAAGGTTAATTTTGACTATCGGGGTAGCTGGTAATACTGGCATTAGTACACCGTTGAGTAGTTAATAGGGATGCCTGAGGCTTGGTTATTGTAAATACCTTGTGTAATGGCATCTACTAAATCGCGCTCTGTAATGGTAGAGCCGGCGTTATTTACAACGACGTTAATATTTTGTACTGCCCCTTGACGGCCTAGAGCGCCTAAGTGTTCATCTCCAAAACCCATAAAATCGGTAAGAGAGTTTGCAGGCAGTCCGGCAGCAGCATTACCGGCAGACTCACCCATACGAGCACTGCCAGCGTTAAAGCCACCCATACCTACCATCGCTGTTACTGCAGGCACCACAGTAGCTAAAGCTAGTAGAGCTGCTAAAGCTGCATTAAGGCTATTTAGCCACGCATCAAACGGGTTAGGTACGTCGCTTAAGTTATAGGCACTGTCTCGTAACTGGCCCAATAGAGCTGCATCTTGCGTAATAAGAGCTGCAAACTTGGCTGCCCCTTGTACGTTGCCCTCGGATATAGCCTCCTCAAGATCCATAATCTCGGTTTTAAGGCGGATGCGTACCCGATCCTCCTCGGTCTGTTTAGCCATAGCCGCAGCTGCAAGTTGGATACGGTCCATATCGAAAATCTGATTAGCTTTATTAAGAAAAGCGGAGGCTTTATCTAGTGCTAGTTTTTTAGCAGCATCGGCGGCTATTTTGCGTAAATTGTCTAGACGTTTTCTCTCTATGGCCGCTAATTCTTTTTGTCGTTTAATCGCTGCAGCATCGGCCTTTTCTTGTAAAGCAAAATACTGCGCGCCTACCGGAAACTTACCCGAAATAGCGCCGGGCGCTCCCATAGTTTCAGCTGATAATTTTCGACCCTCTTGCCTTAATTTATCTAAAACTCCACCGGGTCCGATATATCCACCGATTACAGGTATTAAACCTAAGAAATTAAAGTTACCGGGAGATAGTTTTTCTTGTAATTTGTCTATAAGAGATGCCGCTCCGAGAGTAGCCTCGGCTGTAGCAGTAGCGAAATCTTGCATAGCCGTAGTCGCGCTAGGCAGGCTGTTTTCACCTGCAAGTAGTACAAAACTATCTACTAAACCTTTGCCTATAACCTCTTTAGCCTGCTCTGCATTTTCTGTAAGTATCGCTAATTGTCCGGAGTAAGTAGCTGCCGCAGCCGTAGCCGCACCTTGAAGGCGTGTATCTAAGGTTTGTTGTATTTCATCAAAAGATTTTAACTGTAACTCAGCTTTGGTTAAGCCTGTGTTGTATTGGTTAAGAGCTTTGCGATTACCTAAATAGGCCTGACTTAAACCTTTTGCTACTTCGGCTACGTCTATACCCGTCGAGGCTGCAACATTAAGGGCGGTGTTAAAGATTTCTTGTGACTTACTAACTGATCCTGTAGCACTGAGGAGGGCCTGCATAGCCGGTACTGCCTGCTCACCGGTCACGCCGTAAAGTTTGCCTAGATTATCTATGTAGCTTGTTACCCTAGAGGTCTCAAAGGCTAAGCCGAGGTTTTTCATTGTGTTAGTAAGTACTACGCCCTCGCGCTCGGCAGCGACAAACGCACGTACCGAGGCCTTACCAAACTGAACTACTGCAGCTGCAGAGAGGCTAACTCCTATAGTTTTGGCAAGGTTTTTAACAGTTTTATTAAAAGAGTTTACGTCCTTACGAGCCTTGCCTAAGCCTTTACCGTCGTATTCCGAGGCAACGCTAAACGTTAAATTAGGTAGTGCCATTATGCCGCCAGTCCGTAACTGCCCTTGCTGAGTTTATTAAACTTTTCTATAGAGTTAGATATAGCCAAAATAACCGCATCTTGAGCTTTACCGCGATCCTCATAAGCTGCACGGAAAATAAGGCGACCGCGCTCCTTTTGTTTATCTCCATACAAAGGACCCATACGGTTAATAAAGTGATTACCTGCATTAGGGTTATTAGATTTACTTGCAGGGTCTCCGCCCGGGTTTTTACGTCCTGCAGTCTCGTAAATACCGCCGGCAGCTGAGGCGTTGTAAATGTAATACAAAGCTCTAAAGCCGCTGCGATTACGACGGCTAGGAGACTGGCTATATTTAATACCGGCTACAACTGTTTTATGATCGTAAAGCGGGAAAAGGCGTAAACGTCCCTCAGTGTTAAATTGTCTAAAGGCAGAGTTACGAGCTGTAATTTTCTTGCCTACGCTGCCCTCGGCCCAGCCGTAAAGGTTATCCGGTTGAGGGCTAGGCGCATAGCCTCGAGCCTTATCGCGTAGAGGCACCATTACACCGCGTATCTCCTTGTTCATTTCTTTAAGAAGGTCCGGGTCAAACTTGCGCATAGCTTTAACGGTGGCGCGCACTCCCTTTAGCTCTACGGGCATTTTGCGCCTCCTTTGCTCGATCGTTTAACACTTGTAAAAGATTTTTGAACATTTCCGTATCTAAATCTAGTAGATATTGGGGCGGGATATGAGTTTCAATAGCTAACTGCGCTACTAAATACCCAAAGGACCCCCGCCCCACTATTCCAAAGGGAGATCGTCTAGGACCTCGACTTTAGATAACGTATCTAAAAACTCCGGTCCGAAAACCGGTACTACCTCACCGGATGCCCTTAGACACTCGTGAGAGAGCCAATAGAGGTGTGTTTGCATTTCGTCGTCGCGAAAGGCGCGCATAAACCCCTTTTTTGCATACAGCTCAAAGGCGTACTCAATACGCGGCGTAACTTGGTGTTCGCTTACGCTGCCGTCTGCCCTTGTTATTTTGAGTCGTGCCATTGTGTGCCCCTTAGTCTGTTATCAGGATGTAGTGATTACGATAGGTGAGTTACAAGTAAATGTAATTGACTGTGTAGCAATATCGCCTACAGCGCCGTTAATATCTGTGGTGTTGTTTACCAAGATAGTTGTGCTGTATAGCGGGTTAGTAGCTGACGTTACGGCGCTTGTCTGCTTTAACGTAATAGGCACTGTTGTACCCCACGCTGCTTGCAGTGTTGCGTTTACGTTTGCTGCTGCTGTATCGCTTAAAAAATCTAGCGTAATGGTGCTAGCCTCTAGGCCTTTAACATAACGCATAGCAGTATCGCCCATAGCCGTCACAGGCAGTTCCTCAAAGCTGCGGTTAATCGTGGCCGCGGTCACGTGATCCGTTAGCGCCACCGAGTTCAGAGTTACCTGAACCGTATTTGATAA